TCCTGTTCATTATTATTATTATCTTTTTCAAAGAATTCTTCTTCTCTCTCTTCAGGTAAAACTTTATTATTATTATCTTTTTCAAAGAATTCTTCTTCTCTCTCTTCAGGTAAAACTTTATTATTATATTGATCTACAACTTCATCTCTTTTCTGTTCAGGTAAGACTTCATCTCTTTTCTGTTCAGGTAAGACTTCATCTTCTCTTTGTTCAGGTGAGACTTCATTATTATATTGATCTACAACTTCATCTCTTTTCTGTTCAGGTGAGACTTCATTATTATATTGATCTACAACTTCATCTCTTTTCTGTTCAGGTAAGACTTCATCTTCTCTTTGTTCAGGTGAGACTTCATTATTATATTGATCTACAACTTCATCTCTTTTCTGTTCAGGTGAGACTACATTATTATATTGATCTACAACTTCATCTCTTTTCTGTTCAGGTAAGACTTCATTATTATATTGATCTACAACTTCATCTCTTTTCTGTTCAGGTAAGACTTCATCTTCTCTTTGTTCAGGTGAGACTTCATCAATATTATTTTTCTCTATTTCTTTGTTTAATTCGCCTGCTTTATTATCATCTTGGTCTATATCTATTTTTGATTCGCCTACTTTATCAATATTTACTTGTTTTACAAGTTTATGACCAATAGCAACATCAGGAATTTTAGCTCTCATATTATCTTTTTCTATATCTAAAGGATTCTTTTGATCTGGATCTATTGCTGCAATATTATCAGTTTTTAAATCTGGATTATTTTGTTCTGTATTAATAATTTCCTTTTTATTTTCCTCCCTGGGACTAGGAATTATTATATCTTCTTTGACAATTTTATTTTCATCCAATACACTTTTATTTGTTTTATCATTTTTAATTGGAGATTTATTTTCGATATTTTTTTTTAATAATTTCCTTATTTCAAATATTTTATTATCTATGGTATCATTATCTAACAATTCTCTTATTTTATTTATTTTAAAATATAGGTCTTTTTTTTTATCTTCTACTTCTATTTTATCTTCCTCTACTATTTTATTATCATTTTTTTGCTCAATAAGTGGTTCATTGTCTTGATTCGCTAGAATATCATCTTCATCAACAGGAATACATTCAGCATCGAAATTATCTCTATCATGATTTTCTTTAAAACAATAAGTATTATTTATAAATTTTATAATATCAACATATTTATTTTCGAAATTTTTTAAAAATTCTGTAGTATCAATTGGTATTTGTTGTTCTAATTTATTTAAAATATTATTATCTATTGCGAAATTAATTTTCCATTCCCAATTAATTTTATTTTGGAATTTAATCTTAATCTGATTATGTTGCCCAACATTAATTTTACCATCATCATCAATTGGATAACAGATTAAATTAATTTCTTTCGCTGGTAAAGAGTCGAAATTTTTTTTTATCAAATTATCATTATAAATTGATTTATCAAATTTGATTCCTTTGATCTCAAAATTTTTATTAAGGATTGAATCTACTTTATATTCGTTAATTAATATGTCATTAATTTCTAAAATTTCACATTTTAAATATTCTTTTTGATTTGGTTTTTTTGGATCAATATTTCCTTCTAAAATGAAATAAGAGATATCATTTATTTTCACAATTTTTAATTTTTTATTTATTAATAAATTAAAAAAGGGAATATGTTTATCTAGAACATCAATATTATTACGAGATTTACAAATATTGTAATTATTTTTTGAGTTACAATAAATGAAAAGATTATTTTTTTGTGATGATTTTGTGTTTTGGAATAAATATTTTAAATTTTTGTGAATTTCTTTTAAGTACAATATTTTTAGATCATCAACCTTTTCTATTAATTCTTGTACTGGTTTTTCATTTATATTTAATTTCATATCTTTTCTAACTTTGTTAGCAGGACATTCACAAAATCTAGTATTTTTAAAATGATTAATTATATTTGTATTATGAATTCCTTCTGGGATAATTTTATATAATTCTTTAATTAATTCTTTTCCTTTATTTTTTTTATCTTGAGTATTACCACCATTTTGTTTAAATTTTTTTTTGGATCGTTTTTGTATTTTTTTAATTGATCTACGATTTGTTTTTTTATGAAATTTATTTTTGCCTGCTACCATATTTTCAGCAAATTTAGCGATCGTTTTCGGTTCAATGGCAGCAATGGTTCCAAATACATTTTGTATATCTAATTTTTCATTTAGACTTTTATTTTGATTTGGATTTTCCATTTCTTTTATAATGTCAAGAATATCATCATCATTTATATCAAAATAATCAATTAGAAATTTATATGCATTTATGTCTTTTATATCATATGGCGAACCATCATCGTGGAGACCTTTAAATATATTTGAATTACAAAGTTTTAATCTAAAATCATCATTTTTTTTTTCTATAATACTATTTATTTTTTTTTTAAAGTAAGTATCAGAAATTTCGCTATTGATTTCATTTAGAAGTGGATTTTTATCATATAATAAAATTAAACAACTGGAGATTAGATTGAAAATTTTTTTAAATTTTAAAGATACTTCATCACAGGCTTCATTTTTTGTAAGAATTGATCCGGAATAGAATACCACAGATTCATCAGATTTATTATTTCCTCCTTTTTGTGATTCAATACATTCATAATTCTGGCTACATGGTTTATCTGATTTTATATTGGATGAGCAACAAATATTACCATCATTGGGGATATCATTTTTATGTAAATCAATTGAATAATAAAGATCTGGATTTGAATCTCCCCAGAATCCTTTTTTTTTTATTTTTCTGGATTTAAGGTTTGTTTCTATTGTTGGAAAATTATGATTTTGAAATTCTGTATTTATATTTATTGAAAACTTGTTACAATTTTTTTGTTCTGATAGATTCCATAATTGTTCAAGAGATTCTTTTCCAAATGGAAATGTATTTTTAATATTTTCTAAAATTAAATCTAAATACATTTTTATTTCACCTAAATAATTTTCAATTGGATCATCGTTTGTATCTTTCATAGTGCATTTTTTAAGTATACAATTATTATTAATATTTTTTAATAAATCTACTATAGTTTGACTAGAAATATTAGACATTATATATTTTAAACATAGATAAAAAATTGAATAATTAACGAATTATAGAAATGAAAAAATTAATTGGTTAATTATAATAATTTTTTTTAAATTAATATCATTAGTATAAATAAATGAATAATTTAAGTTTTATTTCGAATTTGGAAATTGATGGGATTATTAAGATTAATAATAAAAAAAAGACAATTACTGTACTAATTACTCCTTGGACTTATTCGCATTTTCTATTTGGTTGCTTATTTGGATATTTAGATATAAAATATATTATTGGATTTATTTTACATTCATTTTATGAAGGTTATAATCTTTTATCATCGGATCAGATAAAAAAATGGGGAGAAATTTTTATTTATTTTTATGGAGATACATTTGCAAATACAATTATGGATACAATATTTTTTTTACTTGGGATGTTTTTAATGAAAAATTTTTATAATAAATTTCTATTTTTTTTTATTTTAATATTTGGTATTATATTTAATAGTAATTGGATACAAAATAAAATAATAGATGATAGATTGAAGTGGTTAGATGAAATTTATAAAAATACAAAAATAGTGAAACAAAAAAAAAAAAAAGAATCTTTTAATATATTCAAATCTAATAATTTTTGGATATTTTTTACTATTTTATTCATTATTTTAAATATTTTTCATATTAAACCTATTAAAATTCCATTTTTAACTAGTTAAATGAAATCAGAATTTTACTTAAAAGATATAATATTATAATTTATATTAATAAATATTATTATGGATTATAAATTTTTAATAATAGATATTGAAACAAATGGTATTGGTAGTTTTAGACCACCAAGACAACGACCAATTCAAATATCATTCGAATTAATTAAATTGGATGGTAGCAGTTTAAAAAAATATTCTAAATTTATTAAAAATGTTAAAAAAATACAATGGGGAAATTCGATTGGAAATTGTCCTTGGTCTGTAGAATTTTTAAATAAAAATGGTATACCGATTGAAGATTGTATGAAAGAAATAGAGAATTATTTAGATGAAAAAACTATATGTGTTGGACATAATATTGATTTTGATATTGATACGTTATTATATCATTATGATTCCGATAAATTAAAAACTTTAAAACGAATATGTACAATGAAAACTACAACAAACTATTGTAAAATAAAAATGGAAAATAATTATTATAATAATAGTAATAATTATAAATGGCCAAAATTATATGAATTGGCTGATAAACTAAAAATTGAATATGATTATGGAAAATTCCATGATTCAAATTATGATGTTGAAATTACTAAAAAATGTTTTTTGAAATTATTTGATTTAAAATATTATAAAATTAAATAGCTAAAAGTTTTTTAAATTTTTTCTAATAATTAATATTTTTTGAAATAAGTTTTTCCATTCTGAATAATTTCTATTATGACCATCATCATCATCATCTTTAGATTTTTGTAAAATAATATAATCTTGATTCCATTTTTTTTTTAGAAAATCTTCAAATTCTGGTTCTTTTGTTTCTTCAATATATTCAAGTATAGTTTCAATTAATATTTTATATCCTTGTTTTTTAGATTCTTTGATTAACTTCAAATTTTTTTTTTCATTTTGATAATCATCAATTATTTTTTTAAACATTTTATTATATCTTAAAGTGATTATTCCTGCGAACCCAAAAATGAGAACTATAGCATAAATATTAAAATATTGATTATATAAATTCATTATTAATTATGAAAGAAAAAAAAATTTTTTTTTTTTATCTTTATAATTTTAATCTCCTAGCCTATATCCTTTTCCAGAAAATGGAATAAAATCTTTTTCTTGTATGATTTTTTTGTTTTCGTTACTTTCTGTTATCTTGATCTCTTCTTTTATCGGTTTCATAATTTTTTTAGGTTCAATATAATTTAGAGGTTTACAAAATTCAACATTTAAATCTGTATTATTAATAATGTTTGTTTTTTCTGGCTCTGTTTCGACAATATCAAAATACAAAATTTCAATAGATGAAGTTTTTTCATTAATATCTACTCGATTCTCTAAACTAATAATATCCCCTTCACTAAGTATAGAATAATTATGTATTAATCCTTTTTCCAAAAATTCCTTTGGATTAAGTATGTTTAAGAATTTTGTTGAATGAGGTCTTATTTTAATTTTAGTACCTTTTACATAATCTTTCATAACATATTTTAAAGTTATTTCAGTTCCTTCCTCAAGCCATAATGTTTGCATCAATCTAAATGGTATAAATAAATTATCTGTATCCTCCAAAAATTCAAAAACCTGAGTTTTCAAAGAATTTTTTATACCAATATCATTAATCAAATGATCATTTGAATCATTTATAATATTAAATATCAATGGAAATTTTAAATCATTAAAATTTTCTTTCATTTTTTGCAATACAAACATAGGAAGTATTATTTTATCTGTATTTTCTAATGATTTAAATTTTTCATAATCATGATACATAGGTAATGAATAACATTTTAATTTAAACTTCATTTCTGAATCAACAAAATTTTTAATATTATTATTTAAATATTCTTCTATTTCCCTATCATTATCTTTTTCTTCCATATTAGATTTGTCAAATTAATATTATTAATATTCAATTTTTTTATTTAAAAACAACAAAAATTATTTTTTTCATTCTCTCTTTTAATATCTTCGAAATCCATTACTTTTATTATTTTCTTTTCGTTATTTTTAGATTTATCATCATGTTCAAGTAAAATTTTTAAAATTACATTAAAAATTTCAGATATATTTCTATCCTCCTTTGCCGAACAAGAAATATACTTCATTTTATATTTTTCACATATTTCTTCAATTTCATGTGTACTTATTTGTATTTCATTTTCCAAATCTAATTTATTTCCCACTATAATTTTCATAAAATCGTTTTCCATATTGAATGACTTTATTTCTTTTATCCAACGCTCAATATTTACAAATGATTCTTTATTCGTTAAATCAAATAAAATTATAACAGCATCCGATCCTCTATAAAATGCATTTGTCAATGTCCTAAATCGTTCTTGACCAGCTGTATCCCAAATCGTACATTTAATTATTTCATCATTAACTCTGTAAATAATATTTCGAAAATCAATACCGAATGTTGATTGTGTATGATTTTCATAATAATTATTGAAATAACGATTCAATATACATGTTTTTCCTACTGCAGCATCTCCAACCAAAAGTATTTTATATTTTCGTGTTAATCTCTTTCTATCATAATATAAATTATAATCTGTTCCTAATTTTTTTATTTCATCGAATGTTTTTTTTTTTTTCATTATTTATTTTTTTTAATTCAATATTTTTCAATTTTTTTATTTTAATCTACTTCCTCAATTCTTGGACCATGGTTCGCTTGATCATTTTCGACATTTTCTGACATTCCCCCTGGCATTCCTCCCGACATTCCTCCTGGCATTCCTCCAGGCATCCCTCCAGGCATTCCTCCCGGCATACCACCCGGCATTCCTCCTGGCATTTCCTGACCAGCTGCTCCCATTTTCTCATAACATCTCTTTATAATTGGATTATATAAATTTTCTAGATCCTTCTGCTTTCCTGAAATTTCTTCAACCGTGGTTTCGTTCGTTACATCTCCATGCCATTTTATCAACTCATCACATTTTTCTTTTAATAATTCTTTTTCATCTTTATCAATTACTTCTTTTAATTTTTCTTCATCAATCGTATTTAATACATTATAACAATATGACTCCAATTCATTTAATGCATTTACTCTCTTTAATTTTTTTTCATCTTCTTCTTTGAATTTTTCTGCTTCTTTACACATTTTTTCGATTTCTTCCTTTGTCAATCTACCTTTATTATTAGTAATCGTGATTTTGTTTTCCTTTCCTGTTGCCTTTTCTTTAGCAGAAACGTTCAAAATTCCATTCGCATCTATATCAAAACAAACTTCAATCTGTGGTACACCCCTTGGCGCTGGAGGAATACCCTCTAAATTGAAATTGCCCATTAGACTACAATCTCTAGTAAATTTTCTCTCTCCTTCATAAACTTGAATCAATACACCAGGTTGATTATCAGAATATGTCGAAAATGTCTGCGTTTTCTTTGTAGGAATAGTACTATTTCTTTCAATTAATGATGTCATAATCCCCCCAGCAGTTTCAATACCTAAGGATAACGGAGTCACATCTAATAATAATAATTCTTGTGTTTTTTCATCTTTACCTCCTCCTAATATAAATGCTTGAACAGCAGCACCATATGCTACCGCTTCATCAGGATTTATTGACTTATTTAAATCTTTTCCATTGAAAAATCCTGATAACATTTCTTGAATTTTTGGTATTCTAGTTGATCCTCCTACTAATACTACTTCATCCACTTCAGATTTACTCATACTAGCATCTTTTAATACTTTAGCTACTGGCTCAAGACATTTTTTAAATACATCTCCACAAAGCATCTCAAATCTTGCTCTCGTCAATTTCAAATCAAAATCTACATCTTCCGATATTGATTCCACATGGATATTTGTTTGAGTTGCTGATGATAATGTTCTTTTTGCTTTTTCACATGCCGTTCTTAATCTCCTCTGTCCTCTTGCAGAAAGTTCCGTTATTTTATGCTTCTTTTTTAATTCAGCCATACAAAATTGAACAATAATGTTATCAAAATCCTCACCTCCCAAATGTGTATCACCAGCTGTTGATTTAACCTCAAATATACCTTCATCTATCGCTAATAAAGATACATCAAATGTACCACCGCCCAAATCAAAAATTAAAACATTTTTCTCACCATCATTTTTACCTTTCTCTCCTAAACCATATGCTATTGCAGCTGCTGTAGGCTCGTTTATTATTCTAAGAACATTTAACCCCGCAATTTGACCCGCATCCTTCGTCGCTTGCCTTTGTGAATCATTAAAATATGCTGGTACTGTTATTACTGCATCTGTCACCTTCTCACCAATATAAGCCTCAGCTGTTTCTTTCATCTTTATCAAAACCATTGATGAAATCTCCTCCGGATGAAAACTTTTATTTTCATTTTTATATTTTGCATGTATTAATGGTTTATCATTATTATCTCCACTAATTCTAAATGGCCATAATTTCTTGTCACTCTGAACAACATCATCACTATATTTTCTTCCAATTAATCTCTTCGCATCAAATATTGTATTTTTTGGATTTGATGCCGACTGATTTTTTGCTGCTTCACCTACTAATCTCTCACTATCATTAAAAGCAACATATGACGGTGTCGTTCTACTTCCTTGTTCATTTGCTATGATCTCACATGTATTATTTTGCCATATTGCAACACAACTATATGTAGTTCCCAAATCTATACCAATTGTTTTTGTCATTCTATTCAATATGATTTATAATTAATTATATTTTTAAGTAATTTTTTGATTTTTAATCTTTAATTATTCTTTTTTAAATATATTTAATTTTATATAAATTATATTTTAAATCCATTCTTCATATATTTGATTAAATCCTCTTTTTCATTACTTACGCTTGAAACTTCCAAATGTTCGCATTCTGGAACACCTAGTAAAAATTTATAATAACTGAAATTTTTCCTATATTCATTACGCTTTTCACCCAAATAAATCCAAAATCCAATAATTGTTAAAAATAATACATAAATTGTCAATATTCCTATCAAATCTTCTATAAACATACTCTTTTTTTTTATTTCTCCAATACTTTCCTCTTGATTTAATTCTCTATTTATCTTAGCTATCCTTCTATTCTGGTAATAACTTAACAAATATATTATAAAAATTGTGATTATAATCACAATCGTAAATTCTTTTCATGTTAAACTTATTAATACAAATAAAATATATAATCCTAATGAAATATAAATCGTATTCAAATCATTTTTACTATCACCATCATCAATTAATGTTACAAAGAAAAACATTGTCATTATACCCAATATGTGTTTCACAATCATATTATTTGTAAATAATTTTTGGGTTCTACATGAAAATAATTCACCCAAATAATTCCCTGATATGATCAAAATAAAAAAAAATAATTGCTTTGATGCCAAATATATTGATTCCATTCTTTATTATTAATCAATAATTTTATTATTTACACATTAAACAAAATGAATAAAATTTAATCTTTTTTTTTTTTTACTTTCAAATTTAATCAACTTTAACTTAGATAATGGTACAACATAAAAAATCTTTGAAAAAATCAAATTATTATCAACTCCATATTCCCCAATTTCAACATTAATATTATTCTCCTCAACATTTTTAATATTGAAATTATTATGTTTTGATAATCCAAATGAATGTCCTCTATATTCTCGCACTATTGTGTGTTTTTTTATAATAAAATTATTTCCAGTATCAAAATCATCTATCATCTCCCAATATTTTCCCTTATAATCGGAATCTATTGTCATTCTAATTATAATTTTATTTTTTAATCTTAAATATTTTTTTTTATATAATTAATTATTATCCTTTTTTAAAATATAAAATATATTGATATTCATAACTCACCGATATCAAATCCGTCTTCCCTATTAATTTTAATTTATATTTTTCTTTCACATCATTAATAAATTTACCTATTTTAAACATATTAAATATATGCTCCTGTTTTCTCATCTTATTTTTTTTTTGAAAATAAAATTTTTCCTTAAATTTCGCTTTACCACTTTTTGATAACTTAAATTCTGCTGTATACTCAAAATTATTAAATACTACAGTTGACTTCATTATCCTCTTTTTACTATATTTTTGTAATGAAAATGCTGGAAATGGACTCGCCGGCTCCAATATTGGATCAAATTTATCTTTATTTACAACATGAACCGCCAAAATTCCACCTCTTTTTAACCAATAACTCACATTCTTAATAAACTTTAAATAATCCTCAAAATAATATATTGTAAAATAATAACATAATATTACATCAAATCTATTTCCCGAAAATAATTCAGTATCTTCACCACTACCTTTAATAAATCTTGTATTTTTATTTATTTTCTTTGCCTCAATTAACATATCATTCGATAAATCTAATCCTATTGGCTTATAACCCAACTCATTCAAAATTGATATATGTTTTCCCGTTCCACAACCAACATCCAATATCTTTAAACTAGTTTTATCTTTATTTTTCAAATACTTTGAAATTAAATCATTAATTTCAAATTCATTCTTGTAACTCGAATAAAATAATTGATCATATATTTTAGAATAAAACTTATCATATACTTCTCCTTTCTTAATTTCCTCTTTGGACGTAAACGATTCAATCTCATCTTCTCCCCTCATATATATTAAATAAAATATTACAATCAATAAAAATACTATTATAAAACCTGATATAATCTTAATCTGAATTTTATCCATTAATATATATATTATTATTTATTTTATACCAAACCATAATAAATTATTCTAATTTATTTCTTTAACTATTAAAATATTATTACTATTAATTTAAATAAAGATTAGAATAAATTATAATTTAATATATAATGCAATTGAAATTTGTTGAAAACAATCTTCCTCAAGATATTGTAAATATTATTTATACTTATAATTATAACCACAGAATTATGTTTCAACCAATAAAAGAACAAATAGTTCCTGAAGGTACTAAAAGTCGTTTAAAACATCTAGATTTCTTCCTTAATCAAAATAAAAATAAAAATAAAAATATCTATACTCATGTATATAATGACCCCGAATTAATCGTTGATTATCTTCTTTTCCAAATGATAAAAAACTAAATTTTATTTATAACTCATAATATATCTATTATTCTAATTAATCTTATTATAAACCAATCTACTTTTTCTCTTTAAACTAAAATATTCTTAGCCAAAATTATTTAAAAATTATTGTTTTTTTAAAAAAAAAAAAATATTCATCTTCATTATATATATGTTCATCAATACAGAAAATAATAACCAAAAATCTAATTTCTTTAATGCAATTATTAATAGCCTTCCATCATATGATGGTCTATGGTTTCCAGAAAATATTCAACCTCTTCATGAAGATTTTATTCACAATTTAAATCAATTTTCTTTCCAACAAATAGCATTAGAAATATCATGTCATCTACTTCATGAAAATAAAAAAACATTACAACCTATCATTGAAAAATCCTTTGATTTCCCAATTAAATTAAAAAAAATGAATAATAATCTATATTTCTTAGAAACATTTCATGGACCAACTCTCACTTTTAAAGATTTTGGTGCTCGATTCATGTCCAATTATCTACAAACCAAATTCATTGATAATAACGAAATGTATCATATTCTTGTATCAACCTCTGGTGATACTGGTTCCGCTATTGCATCCGCCTTTCATAACCAAAAAAATTTCACAGTAACTATTCTTTATCCTCTAAATGGAATTAGCCCAGTACAAGAATTACAAATGACTACTTATAATAATAATGTAACTTCTTTCGGAATAAAAGGTAGTTTTGATGATTGCCAAACTATCGTAAAAAAATGCTTTGTTGACAACGAACTAAATAGAAATATTCATATACTTTCAGCCAATTCCATTAATTTAGCTCGGCTTCTTCCCCAATGTCTTTATTATTTTTATTGCTATTCTCTACTCAAAAAAAATTATAATATCTGTAACCAAAAAATAAATTTCATCGTTCCCAGTGGAAATTGCGGTAATCTATTGGGTGCAATCATCGCAAAAGAATTAGGTCTCCCTATTAATACACTCATTTCTGCACAAAATGATAATGACACCTTTGTTCGATTTCTAAATGAAAATGAATTTAAACCAAAAAATACAATTAAAACTATCTCCAATGCCATGGATGTTGGCGATCCAAGCAATTTTAAGAGAATATATTTCTTTTACAAAAACAAAAATAAAAATTTTCATGATGATCTATATGGAATAAAAGTTAATAAAAAAAATACATTATTAGCTATGAAAGAAATATATACAAAATATAACTATATTATTGACCCTCACACATCTGTTGGTTATTACGCTTATAAATATTTTAAAAATAAATATAAAAATAATACAACCAATCACCATAAACTTTCCTCCAAATCATCTTCCGAAAATATTGATAATATAAATGTTATTGTATCCACTGCCCATCCTTGTAAATTTAAACAAATTGTAGAAACTAATTTACACCAACATATTGCTAGTCATCCAAATATACTTAAACTATATTCACAACCTAAAATTAAAATCACAATTAATAATAACTTTATCTTTTTTAAAAAACTACTTCTCAACAAAAAAAAAAAAACATATTTACCATCTATATCTATTCTTGGTCTAAATACACTATTTAATCATACAATTTCAGAATATATATCACAAAATTTAAATTATACATTTATTCATCATTTCAATCAATTTTACAAACAAAAACAAAATAAACAATTTTTTAATCATATTACTTGTCTTTCAAACAATAAACCTATGGCTATTTTTAATGAAAATTTATCACTTATTTCAAAAATATTTGATATTAATATTTATCTTTTTAAAGATCCAATTCCAATTGATACAAAACAATATCATTACCAATTTAAAAAATTATCAAATGTCCAAATCAATATTTTTAATCACGAACCTGAAGATATTGCTAAAATAATAATTAATCATTTATTTTTAAAATAATCACTTAATTAATAAAAAAAAAAATAAAAAAAAGAATATTTATCAACATAAAAATTATGAAACAATTAATCAAACTATTTCTATAATATCTTATTAAAATATCACAAATCATTTGACTATCAAAATTCATTATAGAATTTTCATTAACAATCAAAATATTATTAACATTCTTCCTACATAAAGGACAAGATCCACTAATATTTAACCATTTTTTTATACATTCATCATGAAATCAATGTTCGCATTTCAATTCCGTATGATCTAAATCTATTGTAATGAAACATATACAACAAATATATTTCATATATACTTACCTCAAAAAAAAATTATCATTATTAACAAATTATTGATCCTAGTTATTCTTCACTTCGATAATGTAACAATAATATATTGTAAAAATCAAATTCCAACTTTTCACGAAAATGTATATGGTCTATTCCTTGAAACATCATCATACCACCTGGATTACAATCCAGTTCGTGACATTCATCTTTTGAAGCTCCTTCAATATGTCTACCCTTATATTTAATTTCTTGTCTTTTTTTATGTACATAAATTTTCCATGTTGCATTTTCAGGTTTATCCAATAAAAAAGAAACGGTATATTCACAATCTTTTCTATCTGTATGGGCTGGCAAATCCGCTCCTTTTACATAACAAGATAAATATGTATATGTTGGTCTTAATTTCTTTTTCAAAATATGTTCCATTAATGGCAATAATTCATAATGTAAAAATCTAGAAAATCCTTCATTATGCGCCTTAAATCTTTTCGCTTGACGATCTCCTAAAACAAATATTTTTTTATGAATAGCATCTTTATAATAATTGTTTAATAATTGGAGGACTTCTTTTTCAATAACATTTTCTATTACAATCATAGGTAAATAATCATTTATTTCATATTTTTTTTTAAAATGAATATTCTGTATACATAATTTGTTTGTATAACTATTTTTTAATATTTTATAGTCTAGTACATATTTCTTGAAATTATCAAAATCACCCTTAAAATTAATCTTAAAACTTTTATATCCGCTCCAACCTTTTTTGATTTTATTTTTCTCAAAATCATCTAATATAGTATTTAATGTTTCTAAATAATCTTCACTGACTATTTTTTTTTTGGGAGATACTTCCATTTTGATATTTTCATCTGGATTTATATTTTTATTAACTATATTTTTAAAATTATTATCTCTTTCCCGAATATAAATATTTGCTAAATATTTTGCTTCAAATTCTTTATTTGCTATAGTTTGTATTAAATCTTTATCTCTTTGATTATTTTTATTCTCAATATTTTTATAAATGATGATATCTCCTTTTTTTAGATTTTTTTTTTTTTTTAATAATGGAAATTCAAATTCAATATTATCTGATAATGCTATTGTAATTGTAATAACTCGTTGCCCTAATTTTTCGGTATACTTTTTACCAATAGTACTTTTCATATCGTATGATGCATAATGTCTTCGATGATAATCATTTGCTTTATATTCAACCACATTAATATTTTCAAAAAAATCCTTATCAATATTTAGTAATTTTGTTATCCTGATCCTGAATTCATTAACATCAGATAATTTAACCCAAGCATTTTTCCTTGTACTATTCATAAAATTACATCTAGATAATATATCATTTGAATCCAAATCCGATAACCATTTCTCGCTAAAAAAAATATCTTTCTTATTAGCAATTTTTTCAAAAACATCTGGTAATAATAAAACTAATTCATCCAAAAAATTACATTTAATTTCATCACTCAGAATATTATCACGAATACTATAATATCTTGGATTAAACTCATGATAATATCTTTTGCTATTACATTCTTTAAACCATAAATTAAATGCATATTTATAACCTTTTATTACAGGCAATCCAGCATGTTCAGATAATGGATGTCTTTCTACTAAATTATCGGTATCTATCATTGTATTCTGAAATATTAATAATTTTCCCATCTTACTATTAATAGTTATGTTTAATTTAGACATCTTTGTCCCGCCTCCTTCTTCTACAGTATTTAAATAACATAATGCAGTTATCAATCTAGCTCCACCATATTTAACACATCTTAGAGTTTTTGGTGAATAATCTCTTTTCCAACTATCGTAATGAACTCTGTATTCTTGTCCTACATCATAATAAATTATTTGAAATTTTTCAGCATTTTCTAATGGTAATCCAACAACAGTTGCTATTTTATTGCCAACATCTAACGTTATTTTATCATAATCGTGCTGAATCCATGTATTAAATCCAGTTCTGCCTTTTGATTCGTATCCTTTTTTATCATCACTCACCAATGCACGTTTTAGTTTATTTTTAGAAATCATTATAAAATGTTCACATTCTTTTTGCGTAATGAAATCATCATATGTTTTTACCAAAGGATCCAAATTTAATATTTTACAATTATTATCATTTATATTTTTTGTGGTTTTAATTTCTGATTTCATAAATTAAATATATATATATAATTAACATTTTTTTCTATTTATACACAATTATTATAATAATATTCTAATATTATTGTTATATTTTTTATCTTTATAAAATTTATATGGAAAGCATCAAAATTACTCCCGTTCCAGAAGATTTTGCCATTATTGATAAACAAAAAATTTTTCTTAAAAAAACATTCTCAGGATATAAAAAAACTTCCGTTTTTACCGAATTGAATAATTGTTTAATTGATAGTCGAATTGATAATATTCTTTATTGGACAGCAGAAATTCATTGCTCAGGTTATATCGATATCTTATGGGATAAAATATTTATATTCATGTCTAAAAATATAAATATTAATAATCCCGAATTACCCACTTACATTTTTAAACATTATATTTATTATTCCAAAATTCTTAAAAAAATAAGATTTGATAATAAACTTCTCCATCTTAGAAATGCACAAGAATCACGAAATCAATTATTTGATATAATGATTACATTTGCTCTCTCTAAAAAAATTTCATTACCCAAAATACCAAAAATATTTAATCAAGATTTTTTACTAGAAAATATCATGTATAAACTTAATGCAAAAAATACTCATCACATAAAAAAAATCATGAAAAATAATGATCCAAAAGAATTATTATTACCTCTTAACGAATTAATTTTTAATATTCAAAAAAAAAATATGAATGATTCCATATACTGGATTTCATGGATTTTATCATATGAAAAATATTTAGCTAAATCTGGAAAAAAAATTACTTGTTCTGTAAGATGCATTAAAGACATTGAAAAAAAATATTATGATGATATTTCCTGGTTAATTTGGAACACCATATTTTATTGCTGTGATCAAAATAAATTCACAAATCAAATTAAATCCATTTATCAAATTTATAAAATTAATTTTACTAAATCAAAAAAAAATACTAGAATTCATTTATTTATTCATGCAATTCTATTAATCATTGAAAAAGTTGATTCTACAATACCTCTTAAAATAAAATCGAAAATCAATACAAATAATATAAATGAAATTAATAATCTTTACAAAAAAATACAATATGATAAATTAAAAGATCTAAAAAAAAATTCCGAAAATTCATTAGTAGAAAATATTATTCTTAATCATTGTCCTACTAATAATTCAAGTCATCATACGCAAAATAAAAATAAAAAAAAAAAAAAAAATAAATCAATTTTAAATCAAGATAGTAGACATAAATTAGATAGTATCATGGAAATTACAAATAAACAATTAGGTATTTATTCTTAATTATTATCCATTATTATCTAATTTTTCTCTTGGTCTTTTTATAAGATACTCTTTTTGTTTTCATCTTCAACTTTTTATTATGCTTTTTTATTTTTCTTGTAATCCTTTTGTTTTTAAAGGATTTTTTATTATTTTTTACACTTTTTCTAAATTTATGTTTTCTAGATTTATTCAATTTATATTTTTTACGTTTTCCACCTAATAAATCTGAACATCCATTCCCACCAGAATTTTTATTATTAGATAACTCTTTCGCCAAATCTAAAGCATATTCCTGGGATTGAGCAAATGTCGGTAAATATGGTCCCCCAATATTTATTTGATTCCAATTTTCATTATGATTATTATTCATATTTTGTGATATTGTTGCAACATTATTGACTCGTTCATTTAATGATGGATTATGTGGTAAATTCATAGATGGATTACTATACAATGATATTCTAGGTAAACTCAAATTAGGACAATTATATAATGACATAGTTTAAATTTATTTTATATATATCATAATGACAAAATAATCTTATCTTAATTAATTAAATATTTTACATAATCCCAAAAATAAACATTAAAATTCATGATATTTCTCTATTATTTAAAATTCACATTATAATGATGATATTTTATTGAACTAATATCATCATCCAAATCTCTTTCATAATTTAATGTTTTCCATTTTTTCATATTTATCACATCTTTTTTTTCTTCCATATATTTTAACATTCGCTTCATTTCATTAATATCATTCAAATTTAAACTTATATCTCTCATATACATACATGGTAAATTATTCTTATTAGGATATGGTTTTTCCTTATATAAAATAATTTCTTTGTTATCACTACATATTTTTTTTTCAACAACAGGATCCAACCCAATATAACAATTTTTCCCATCTTTATTTTGCCATTCCTTAAAAATAATATATCCATATTCATTCAAAAATAATAATTGCTTTGAACATAATATAATCGTCTTATTTAAAATATTATCATCCATTATTATAGTATTTAGTATTTTAAGTTTTATATATTTTTTATTAATATTTTAACTTTCTTTATTATAAATATTTAAAGAGGTATTAAATACATACATCATAATGATTTTCTTTATTAATATTCTTATTCATTTTTTTATAATTTTAAAATTAACATATTCATTAGAAGCTGGATTCAAAATTTATAATTCAACAAATTCAGAAATTATTGCCTACAGAACTTGCAGCGGATTATTAAATAGAATAGAAAATATTCAAACTTATTGCTATTATGATAATGAATATTCTAATTTTTGGATTAATAATAGCCTAACAAATCCAATTAACATATTAAATAAAAGTGAATATTTTGAATTATGTTCCAAAAAAAATACAAAAGGTCTAATATTATATAATTTTACAAAACATCAAACAATGTTGCCAAATATTTTAACTTTAGCATCTATATATAATTATGTTCCTATCGAAAAATATATGATCTATCTTTTTCCAAATAAAACTATTATGATCAATATTGATGAATTATGGAATAATTTTACACCTCAAATGAGTACCATATATATGTTCGAAAATTATATAAATCATACAAATAATTTAGCAAAAATCAATCCCGGATATGATGTTCATGATCATCCATTTCATCCGCAACCAAATCCACATAAAATCTATGATTTTCACTTTATTGACTATGCTATCCAAAATAAAATGTTCATCATATTTCTTCTCAATGGCTGTATTCCATATACTCTCGATTATAAAATCTACTCCGATATTTTTAAAAATAATCCATGGGATTCACCAATCAAAATTTATGGATATGATGATACATGGGCAATTTTAGGCGATATTTTTGAAGCTGAAACAATATGTAATAAAGAACATAATCTTGGTCAAATCGCTACAACTAGCTTTAAAAATGCAGCCTTTCATTCAAACTATAATAAAGAAAATCAAAATAAAAAAAAAATTCAAAACTTCCCAAACAAAACAATAATTTTTAATCATTCAAAATCATATTTTTCTTTTGTTTATGGCGATGGTGATAATACAGCAATCGTACAATCAGATTTCTTGAAACGATTTCAAGAAAAAATAAATATTTGTAAACAAAATATAAATGACTGTATCCCCATTAATTGGGGTATTTCTCGGCATTTAAATGAATTATCACCCAAAATCTTAAAATGGTTCTTCGATAGATCAAAGGAAACAAAAAATGATTACTTTCTCCTTCCCCCATCAGGAGATCTTTATGCATATCCATCTTTAATGAAAAATGATGATATGCAAAAATTTATACAAAATACAGAAAATGACTGTAAATTATTATCTTGTAATGCCGCAATTTCATGGGAATTTTTCACAACTTGGAATCATGCTATTCATAACTATTTTCCAAAATATAATCATTCTAACATTATGAATGGTTTTTTTCTACTTAATGTACCTTATCTATTCCCAATCCTTAAATTAAAATCATATATTTTAAAAATAAGTGATAATGTGGTTCTTTTCAAACCAATAATCGTATGGTACGAATATTTTGTTAAAAATCTAAAACCATATCATATAGTAAATATATTAAATAATGCTAATCCTGGGACAATTTCTTATATTTTTATTCAATCAAATGTTCCAATTCAAGATATACTTTCTGTTTATTATAATTTATCGGAACATATTGAAATTGTAGATTATTACACTTTAATACAATTATCATTTCAAAAACTAAATTTTGAAAATCTAAAAATCTAATTTGATTTTTTTTTTTTTTTTTAATTTTTTTTAATTTTTTTTGAAAAATTTTTTTATTTTTTTTTTTTTTTTTTTTTTTTTTTTTTTTTTTTTTT